TTAAAACCAATGCATTTGAAACTGCTAAACCCGTTTCTACACGCTATTAATGTTTGTAAATACAGAAATATTTAGAGAAGAGGCTAAATACTTTCAAAAATATGGAAGGTATCCAGATGGCATAGAAGGTACTACAGAGTGGTATGATTACTGGCGTGAGCAAGAAAAAAGATCAATAGAAGGATATACTTCTGGAGGAGTACACATAACAGGGTACCATTATTACTATCTGAACTTCTGCCCTATTATGATTACAGAAGATACCTATGGGGAAGTTCATAAAAATAAAGCTAGACGTGCAGGTACAAGGGTATCAGATTTTCCTGATTTTTGGGATGTAGACTATATGTACTTTATGTCTCTAGACATAGCTAGGTTCGGAATTAGTTTAGACGAGTACAAAAAATTACCCATGGACTTGAATATTAGAGAAGAGTCTTTGGGAGGGGGTAGACATCTTGTTTGGTTAAAGCCTCGTGGTGTGGGAGCTTCTTTTAAAGGAGGAGCTGTTGCTGCACGTAATTATCATATTTTAGCGAACACTAAAACATACATGTTTGCTTACTTAAAAGAATACCTTACTAAAGATGGTATTTGGCAAAAGTTTTTGGACATTTCTGGTAACATTAATAAAACATGTTCTGGGTTTGCTAGAAATGCTAAAGTAAAAGCAGACAGAAACAACATGCACTTTCGCAGCTCTTATTATGATAGTGAGGGAGAAGAACGCGGAAGAATGAATGAAGTAATAGGTGTTACACTTGGAGATGATATACAAAAAGCAAGGGGTAAAAGGGGATTAGTGCTAATGTTTGAAGAGCTTGGTAAATTTCCTGGAGCAGATACTGCATTTGAAATCGCCAAGTCTTCTGTGGAAGAAGATGATAAGGTGTTTGGTACATTACTAGCTTTTGGTACAGGTGGTACTGAAGAAGCTGATTACGCAGCCTTAGATAACTTAATGACAAACCCAGAAGCTTATGATTGCTTAATGTTTGATAACATCTGGGATAAAAATTCTATAGATGGTGATGCTGTGGGATTCTTCAGTCCTGCTTACATGTCTGTAGGTATGAAAGATGCTGCAGGTAATTCTGAACAAGAAAAAGCCAAAGCATTTTATGACGAAGGGCGTAAAAAAGCTAAAGAATCAAAAGACCCTGAGCTTCTTCCTAAAAGAATGGCTGAAAAACCATACACTATTGAAGAGGCTACATTATCTTTAGAATATAACCAACTTCCTGTTGCAGATATTAAAACATGGTACTCTCAATTAAAAGGAAACAAAGCCTTACTTAATTTGGGAACTCACGGAGAGTTTGTAAACACTACAGATAAAAAGTATCAAAATGGAGTTAAGTTTAGTCCAAATGCTAAGTTAAAACCGGTACCTTTTCCAACTCCTAGAACTAAATCAGATTCTCTAGGCCATGATCTTACAGGATGCGTAACTATTTTTCAAAATCCATTTAGAGATGAGAGAGGGTTAACTCCTCCAGGTCTTTATTTTATATGCCATGATCCCTACGCTTTAGACACTAAAAAAGGAATGAGTTTAGGCTCTGCATTTGTAATTAAGAGGATTAATAATTTCAGTACTCCAGATGATATTATAGTTGCAGAATACACAGGTAGGCCACAAATGCAAGATGATTACAATGATCAATTGTTTAAAATGGCTAAATTCTATAATGCTAAAATAGGGTTTGAGAATGATAGGGGTAATGTGAAAGAATACGCTCAAAGAAACAAAGAGCTTCATTGGTTAATGGAAGAGGTAGAAATTATAGATAAGGGTGTCCATATACGTAAACTTGGTAGAGGGTATGGTATGAGTATGGGTACAGGCCAGAGAAGCAGCCAAGCTGAGCTTTATTTAAGAGATTGGCTAAAAACAAAAAGAGCTAAAGATGACCAGGGTAATTATATTCTTAATTTGAATAAAATTTATTCGCCTTATTTATTGAAGGAAATGATGAAATATAGGTCAGATGGTAAAGGTAATTTTGATAGGGTCTCTGCGCTAAAACTAGGAATGTTTTACATGAAGAATTTATCTATGAAGCCTCCTCCACAAATAGAAGAAGAATTATCTCCAGACAACTTCTTTAATAGGGAACACTTCCAATAAAATTTCTTTTCTATCTTTGTTCACCATGTTAGAAGGAACAGATACAGGTAGTCACCAACTCCCAGACCAACACGTTAGTACAAGTAAAAAGATAGAAGAAGGCCATAAATGGGCTAAGCAGACTATTGATGCTTATATTAATAAATCCAATTTTGTTTCTTCTCAAGAAAAGCTAGTAATAGATAAGTTGTACGCGCTATATGAAGGTACAATGGACCCTTCTGACTACACTTATATTACTAACCCACTTAATTCTAAAAGAAAAGAGTTTAGAAACTATCCAGCAAAGCTTCGTAACTACAACATTATTAGACCTGTAATAAACTTGTTTTTGGGCGAATTTTTAAGAAGGCCTAATAACTTCACTGTAGTTTGTAAAAATCCAGATTTAGAACATAAAAAGAAAGAAGAGTTAAGTAAAGAGCTAAAAAACAATTTAGTTCAACAGTTCATGTTTAGGCTGCAACAGTTACAGCAAGAAAAAATGGCTGAGCAGGCTGCAAAACAAGAACAACAAAGAGGAGGACAAGTAGCCCCACAAGAAGACCCTGCTGCAGGGCAAGGCCAAATATTGGACCCTAGTACTATGGGGCCGCAAGAGCAGCCTCAAGATCCTCAGCAAATGATAAAAGAAAAATCTCAAAACTACCAAGATGTTAGAGCAGAGTATGGACAAGCTGCTATAAATATCATGGAAAGAGATTTACATTTAGAAGAAACTTTTTTCCACCAGTTTTTTGAATTCATAGTTACTGGCTATACAGCTAGTTTTAAAACAGTTAGATTTGATGAGCCTTATTACGAGGTAGTTCCTTACACACAATTAGACTATGAAAAAGATCCGGATATTCGTTATATAGAAGATGCTAACTGGGTAGTGCGTAGAAAGCGCATGAGTTGGCAGTCTATAAAAGCTTATTTTAAAAATGAGCTAAAAGGAAAAGATGGAGAAAAATTTATAAAAGCTATTGAAACAGAAAAGCAGTATGCTACTGCAGATAGTTTTTTAGATGCTGGATTTACGTATGCTCCAGACCCAAATATTACAGATAATGATGGTGGAGAGCATTTAATGAATGTATACCATTGTGTGTGGATAGCTGGAGAAAAAATTAAAATTTTAAAATTCCGTGATCAATTTGGAATGCCTAGAGAAATAGAGGTTGATGAAACCTTTAATATGAGTAAGCAAGAGCTTAGGCAAAATGAAATGGTGTTGGAAGAAGAATGGGTTAACCAATTGTATGAAGGATATAGAATTGGGGACCAGCACAAAAAATATTTATCTATGAGGCCTTATCCATATCCAAGAGAGGATGTGAATAATACTTCAGTTATAAAAAATCCATACAACGGTGTAGCTTACAGTGATAAAGCTACTGTTTCTACATCTGTTCCTGAAATGGGATACGCTTATCAAATATTATATAACTCTCTCCATTATCAATTTGAATTAGCTTTAGGTAGGTCTAAGGGTAAAATAATCTTAATGGAATATAATGCTATTCCTAAAAAACATGGATGGGATGAAGAGAAGTTCATGTACTATGCAGATGCTCACAACTTTGCTTTTGTAGACACTTTAAATAGTGAAGGTGGTGAAAATCTAAAGCATTTTAATCAGTACCAAGTATTAGATGCTTCTTTGGCACAACATATTGGGTCCATATTAAATGCAATGGCTGCAGTGAAAATGGAGTGGGAAGAAGTAATGGGTATTAACAGGCAGCGTAAAGGAAATGTAAATAGCTCTGATGGTAAAGCTACCACAGAGAGAGCCATATTTGCTTCTTCTACAATATCTGAAGAAATTTTTTGGAAGTTTGATAAATATGCAGAGCGTGAGATGCAGGGATTACTTGAAATAAGCAAGTATGCCTGGATTGATGGAAAAACAGTTCCTTTTAAATCTTCTGATGGTAGAGAGATGTTTTTAGAAATAGAGCCGGAAGAATTTCTTTCTTCTGATCTAAACATCTACGCTGTAAACTCTTCTGAGGAATATGAGAAGTTGCTAAAAATGCAGGAGCTCACTTTAGCTTTTGCTCAAAATGGTATGAATCCTTCCATAATTGCTGAAATATTGGATACAAAATCTTTCACAAAAATCAAGAGATTGATGACCAAAGTGGAAGAAACCAATAAGGAATCACAACAAGCTATGGCTGGTGCAGAAGAAAAGTCCAAACAAGAAACCCTTGCTATAGAGGCTTCTGAAGCAGAAAAATCTAGAAGACAGGAAAGCACAGAAAATCAACTAGATAGAATACACGAAAAAGATTTAAAGCAAATGGAAATGGCGAATTCCATAATTGCTAAAGGTCTAGAATCAGACACCACTTCCCAAGATGATTACCAGCTTCAAAGAGACAAGAACTTACAGGAAAAAGCTACTAAGATAGCTGAGATGTATATGAACTCTAAATTGAAAAATAGAGAGCTTGATATTAAAGAAAAAGAGATTAAGTCTAAAGAGCGTATTGAGAAGGAAAAAAATAAAACAGCCCTTAAAAATAAAGTAGCTGGAGAAAAATAGTATATACTAACACGTGCTATTTACAACCTTTTAACCAACACATTACTAATACAGTAATACACTATATTTGATTAAACCAATAGAAATTTTATAGATATGGCAGAAGAAAAAGCAGGTCTAGGCGTAGAACTAGATTCATTTGAATTTGAAAGCGCATTCACAGATAGCGCAGAAAAACCAGATACAGAAAAAGATCCAATAGAAGAAGAAGAGGAAGATGAGCTTGATCCAGATAAAAAGGGAA